GCACAAAGGTGCAGATGATGGAGCAAAGTATTTTGGTCGTGGATTTAATCAAATTACAGGTAAAGCGTTATACACAAAATTACAAGCGTTCTTATCTACAAAGGGAATCGCAGTTGACTTCGTGAATAATCCTAAGTCGTTAATTGACGATCCATCAGTTGCTGCTCTTGCCACTGTTGCATTTTATGCGTTGTTCGTTAAACATGATCAGAACGATCCAGGTTATTTTATAAGTGCGTTAAAGCGCACTGGTGCAGATGCTAATGGTACTGGATATAAAAAGAAACAAAAGTATTATGAATATTTTCTTGGTGCTGCAGTTACTGTTGAACCTACAAATAAACCCATAGCGGACGAACAAAAAACTTATACGAAAGAAGAAGTTAAAGATCTTCCAGCAACAAAACAAGCTGCTCTATTGGAAGACCGAAGTTCTTCTGCTACTATAGGTTTTCAAGACCCGAGTGGAAAATATCCGCTACGAAATTTAGTGGATGAGCCAGATACTAATCGTCTTGCTCGTGGTATNATTAAAGAAACTGCTGTTGAGTTTAAAGATTCAACCAGAACGAAACAAATTTCTGTTGCAAATTCAGATGAAACATGGGAACAGCCAATTGCTCCATTTGGTGGACAATATCCGTATTCTAAAGTTTATGAGTCTGAAACTGGTCACTTGTTTGTTATGGATGACACTCCAAGTAATGAGAATATAAGTCTGTATCATCGTCAAGGAACTTTCTTAGATATTGATGCNAATGGTACACAGGTTAATAAAATTGTAGGTGATGGATATACCATAATTGATAAGAATGGTTCAATATACATCGGTGGACGTTGTGTACTAACAGTCGGAAATGGTGTTAGTATATTAGTAGAGGGTAGCGCAGACATACAAGTTGAAGGACACTCTGTTATTAATCTTAAAAACAAAGCAGATATATCTGTTGCCAACGATCTAAATCTATCAGTTGGTGGTGATATGAAAACTAGAGTTGCTGGCAACTACACAGTGGAAGCAGCCAACTTAGGATTTAAAACTGCTGGAAATATAAATGCAATTGCAGATGGTAATACATTGATAACTGGATCTGCATCAATGCAGCTTCAAAGTGATGGTAATATGCGTCTTGACTATGCACGTGGTGACTTTGGTAATGTTGCAGACAAAGCGGTAGTCGAAGCAACTGGATTATCTTTTATTGAAGCTGGAGATGCTAGACCAAATCAGTTTGGTTATTTACAGACACCTGTTCGCCCATCACCACCAGTTAAACTAAAATATGTCATTGAAAATGAAAACAATGCAGTTATTACTGACTATGTGGCAAGCCCAGAAAAATACTATAATCCAAAGGCAGAAGAGAATGGTGTTAAACCTAATCTACCACCAACACCTAAGGATTCTGGTACTGGACAGAGTTTAAAATCTGAAGCTGTTGCTGGTGATATTCCACCATTCTTACAGAAACAACTAGAACTAACTGCACAGAATGGATATTGGAGAGAAACAGGTATGGGTGGTGGTAAATCCAATCAAAATATTGTTCGTATCTGGACTGATCTTGGGTTTCCAAATCAGTCATATTGGAGAAACGATCAAACTCCATGGTGTATGGGGTTTGTAGCTTGGACATTAAAACAATGTGGATACCGTTATTATCAAACAGCATCATCTTGGGCTATTAGAGATTCTGCCTCTAAGTTTGGTGCTGTTAAGGTAGACCCTTCTCAAGCACAAGGTGGTGATATTGTCTTGTGGGACTTTGGCCATGTCAACTTTGTTTATACTGCAAAAGATGGCAAACTATCTTTCGTTGGTGGAAATCAAGGTGGTAAGTCTAGAGACAATAATCCAAACTCAGGTGATTGTACAATTAGCTGGCCAGGAGGGTGGACGCCAGCACGTGGTGGTATCGTTGGAATCTGGCGACCAAGTAAAACATAATGGCATTTAGTCCTGTATCAACAACTCTAGGAACAGTGAATGAAAATACTAATTTCTCGTTCACTGTTACCTATGCTACCTTATTACCTCCAGCATCTTTAAGTGTTATTATAACTCCGCTAGAGACTAATCCAAATAGCATAGCAATTTCGGGTGGAACGATAAGTGGATACTACTACGATACCTTTGATAATACTATAACATACAGAACTAAAACAGATACATTTATTACAGTTCCTAAATTTGAGCAGATAGATTTAAATAAGTTAAGCGAAATGGTTTCCTACAAAGCTAGCCTAGTTCACTATAAAAACTTTACATATAGAGCAGATGCTATGAACATTAATGGGACTGTTGCAGCTTCTCAGGTTTATACTATAATTGTTTCCAATGATTGGACTGCTGGGAGAGATAATCTAAAAACCTTTGTGGGGTATACTGATGCCAGCAGTTAGTAGATTAGGTGATATGTCTACTGGGCATGGATGTTTTCCTCCAACAGATATGGTTTTGACTCCCGTGACAAAAACCTTTTTTAATGGAATTAAAGCTGGAGTTAAAGACTCAGGATGCCAATTTACAACTCATAGTTGTGGTATAGTTACGCATCCACAGGCTGAACGATTCGTTAGCTCTGGAGCCTCTAAAACTTACATAGAAGGTAAGCAGGCAGCTAGGATTGGAGATGATATTGGAGATGGCGATGCAATTGCTGAAGGATCTGCAAATTCGTTTATAGAATAACCTAAATAACTAATATGGCACTCAACACAAGAACATTCTCAGACCTAGACTTTAACTTCACTGCTCACCCAGTGACTAAAGACATTTCACGTAAATTTGATGAAAATGCCGTAAAATCTGCGGTTAAGAATTTGATATTAACCGCACACTATGAAAGACCTTTCCATAGTGAAATTGGATCTCCAATTAGAGCACTTTTGTTTGAACTACCTACACCTATGTTCGCTCTTTCTCTTAAGAGAGCCATTATAGATGTTATCACTAACTATGAACCACGTGCTGAAATCATAGACGTTATTGTTTATGATCAGAGAGATGAAAACGCAGTAAACGTAACAATAGAATTCAAAATAGTAAATACAGAAAAACCTCTTTCTGTAGAAATAGTATTAGAGAGAACTCGATAAATGGCTATAAACAATAAAAGAATTAGCGTAGCTGAATTAGACTTTGACGCTATCAAATTAAACATTAAGAACTACCTCAAAGGACAGTCTGAATTTTCAGACTATGATTTTGAAGGTTCTGCTATGGCAGTCCTTATTGATCTATTAGCGTATAATACTCACTACAATAGTATCTATACTAATCTTGCATTTAATGAGATGTTCTTAGATTCTGCAAGTAAAAGATCTTCTGTAGTTTCTCTGGCTAAGATGTTAGGTTATACACCAGTTTCTGCAAAGTGTTCAACTGCCACAGTTAATATTACTATCTCTAATCCAACATCAGATCCTGCTGTTGTGACACTTCCTCCATATCAACCATTTAGCGCAACTGTAGATGGTAATACATACATATTTTATAACAGAGGTGCGTTAACAGTATCTAAAAATAGTCTAGGTGTTTATCAATTCCCTAATGTAAATATTGTAGAAGGAACTCCATTAAAATTTAAGTACACATATACTGATGGACAAAGAATTATTATACCCAATTCAAATGTTGATCTCTCGACTTTGGCTGTGCGTGTTCAAGAAACAGCTTCTAGTGATGAGTATACAGTATTCAGTAAAGTAGAAGATTTGGTTGTAGCCAATGAAAGCACCAATGTGTACTTTATCAAAGAAATTGACAATGGGCTATACGAATTAAATTTTGGTAATGGTATTGTAGGTACTGCGTTAAATGAAGGTAATGTTATCACTCTGGATTATTTTGTTTCTAGTTTAGAAAAAGCTAATAATGTTAAATCCTTCCTGTATGGTGGTATTACACTTCTTGGTAGCAATTTAACAGTTGCGACTGTTTCTAATTCTAGTGGTGGTGCAGCTCCAGAAGCAATTTCTTCCATTAAATTTAATGCTCCAAGAACATATGCTGCGCAGAATAGAGCAGTTACTCCAGAAGACTACAGAATACTAGTTCGCACTATTTTACCAGAAGCTGAAACTGTACAGGTTTGGGGTGGAGAGAATAACATCCCTAAGATTTATGGTAAGACTTTTATTTGTGTGAAACCAACAACAAGTACAAAGTTAACAAGTTTACAAAAAGAATACTTAGTATCAAGTTTATTAAAACGAAATGTTGTTTCAATAACACCAGAAATTGTTGATCCAGAATATCTAAATATTAATATTGATTGTACTGTTTACTATAACGATAGAAACACTACAAAAACACCATCACAGTTAACAACGATTGTTAAGAATGCAATAATTTCTTATAATGACGATAATCTTAAGAAATTTGATGGTCTTCTTCGTTTCTCTAGATTGAGTAGTATCATCGATGCGTCAGATAGTTCTATCACAAACAACGTGACTAAGTTAACTATCACTAGACGTGTTGTTCCAAAATATAATTTAAACTCAGAGTATACTATCAATCTGATTAATCCTATCAGCCAAGAGGGTAACAATCTTGGCGAAGTATTTAAGTCTACTGGATTCTTAATTCCTAATAGTACAAACGTGCACTATCTTGACGACGATGAAAATGGAAATGTTCGTCTGTTCTATTATGACACTAACTACTCTAAAGTAGTTGTTAATGCAACTATCGGAACGATCTCTTATAGTACTGGTTTAATTAACATTAAAAATCTTAACATCGTTTCTTTAGCTGAAGATGCATTCGAGATAACTATAAAACCTGCATCTTACGATGTTGTCTCTGCTCTAAATCAAATCGTTCAAATTGATCAACAATTTTTAAATATCTCTGTTATTGCAGATAAGTCATCTAGTGGTAATCTAGAAGCTGGTCAGAATTACATATTCACATCTATTAGATAATGTCTAGAAATAAAATATCATCATTAGTTTCTCGCCAGATTCCTGAATTTGTCAGAGAGGATTATCCAACATTCGTTGCTTTCGTTGAAGCATACTATGAGTGGTTACAAACTCAACTTTTAGACTATGCTTCTACACGAGACTTAGATACGACTCTTGATGAATTTGTTCAATATTTTAAGAAAGAGTTAGCATATAATCTTCCAAATATTGTTCAGGATGATAGATTTTACATAGAGCGTATTAAAGACTTATACCTAGCCAAAGGTAGTGAAGCATCATATAAGTTGTTGTTTAAACTTTTATACAATAAAGAAGTACAACTATCATATCCTGGTCAGCAATTATTGCGTGCTTCTGATGGTAGATGGAATCAAGATGTATCTTTATTCGCCAAAGTTATCTATGGAGATCCACAGGATGTCGTTGGTAAAATTGTAGAAATTGAAACTGGTTCTACAGTTATTAAAGTGCCTATTGATAGAAGACAGGACATTGAAGGTGAGATTGATAGAATCGTTGCTTTAGGTGGTAATGTATATGAATTTTTCATTGATAGAAAATACTATGGTATTATTGCTCCAGGTAATAGAATCAGATATAGTGATGTATTTCAGGCAGAAATTCTTGCCATTCCAGTACATGTTAATGTTCTTCATGCTGGATCTGGTTTTAAAGTTGGACAGCTATTCAAAATCCAAAGTAGTACTGGCACCAGCACGTTAGTTAAGATAACTAGAATAGATGATACTGGTGGGATTAAAAACGCAGAGATTATTAAATTTGGCGTTAACTACCTGACAGATTTCACATCTGCTTTATTACCTACAACATCACTGGCTTCTTCAGATAGACCATTCAGTACTGAATCTGTTTTCACATTGTCTACTATTGATAATGGACTTAACCCAACACCTGTTAATTATCCAATTGGAACATCACAGTATGATGCTGAGTTAAGATTAAATCAGTTCAATGTGGGGATGGAAGATCCTGCTATCAAGTTTAATGAAAAGGGTTTTATCTCTAAACCAGATTATGTATCGACAGACTGGTGTGATGGTTCATGGGCTGGTACATTACTTTCTGAATTTCAAACAACATCAGTTAATGCTGCAAGTGCCACTGAAGATCCAGCTGTTCTTCAAATTAAGTTGGACGCTGTTGCAAAATATCCTGGATACTTCGCAACGAATAATGGATTCCTTTCTGATTCTATCTTTATTCAAGACAGTCAGTTCTATCAAGCATTCTCATATGTAGTTAGATTAGATGAGCGTCTGGATGACTATAAGTCTGCTGTTAAGACTATGTTACATCCAGCTGGTGTGGAACTATTTGGTGAGTTTGATATAATAACTAAAGTAGACTTAGCTCTAGAAATTGAATCAATGATTAAATCACTGGTTCTTCGTCTAAGTGATTCTCCAGGTGTCACTATTGAAGACAGTAAATCAATCCATACATTTAAAACTTTTTCTACAGACGACTTTACTTTATCTGAAGCGACAGTTAATAATTTTGTGGTTGGAACTAGTCCATTAACTAGTGTTGTTACCAATATTTTTGGTAAAGGTGTTTCAGAAGAATACACAGGATTCCCAGAAGGGTCTGATGTA